TGATTCACAGGGAAAGTATAATTAATTGTGTAGCAACAAGAAACGTATTGAGTACGTACTACAACATTATACGTGGTTGCTACGCTGTTATAAGATTATTGTGTGTCACAGCAGTCAATAACGTTAGGGCAATTAGGGGGCACGAACCCAAGTAATGGCACGGAGCATTCAAGCCCAGCAGGGCACACAATAATAAATATTTTCAGCACCATTCTTAATTGTTATCTTCCTATATCCTTTAACAATCAACTTGCGTGGCGAGGATGGTGCCCTTTAAAGAGTAACGGGTTTTTATATTCAACGTATCCACCGTAAGTAATTGTATGCCACGTCGTATACAATATTACACAGCCAAATCACTTGCACAACACAAAACGGTACGCAACGGTTGTTGGGAATGGAACAAATGTTCTGACAATGGTTATGGCACCTGCAGGCACGGTGGTAAAACTTGGCGTGTGCATAGACTTTCTGCTGTGCTTCACCGTATCAAAGGTTACACCACCATAGACAACAATGTGGTGTTGCACCGTTGCGACAATCCCATATGCTTCAATCCCAAGCATCTTCAGATTGGCACACAATGGGACAACGTACAGGATATGCGTCGCAAAGGACGTTACAGACACTACAAACAGCATAAATAACTGCAATAGCAACTGCACATACCCTTTTTGGACAATGTGGGCAGTTCAACTATAGTTGAAAACCTTGCGTAGGCGTAGATAATTTTTGCGAATACAAAAACCTGCAAATACACGAGACAATTTTTCCAACGCGACACAAACAAGTAAACTTTAAAAGGAGTAATTAAAATGGCGATTTACGGATCAGGCTCTACACCATATGATGGAGCAACATTTACTACAATGTTTGGAGATGAAGTAACACACATCTCTCAACAATTGGCTTCTAACTTGCAAGGTGCTGTAAGAACGGTACGTGGCGTAGTTGGTAGCACATACAAATTCCCTTTAATGGGTAAATCAGGTGTTGTTGTTAACAAAGCACCAGGTACAGATTTAGACGTTATGTCTTCTTCTGCATACGGTTCTTTAGGTACAACTGCACACGCATCAACAGAATACAAAACTGAAGATGGCACAGCGGCGGCAACTTTTGAAACTGCTACACTTAAATCTTATGCAACAGGTGAATATGTAGACAACATTGAAACACTATTCACAAACGTTGACATTAGAGGTGCATACGCAGAATCAATTGCGGGTGCAATGAACAGAGCATACGACCAAGTGATTATTGACGCTTTAGCGGCGGCAGAAGCAGAAGGTGGTTTAGCGGCTGACTTAACCAACGTTGACGTAACAAGAGATACATTAATTGCGGCTCACAAGGCTTTAACTGCAAAATCTGTACCAATGAGTGACAGATACCTTGTAATTGATCCATTTGGTTTAGAAGACATTCTTGCAAATGCATCAAACTTAATCACAGCACAGGATGGTCCACTTTCACAAGCATTAGTAAGCGGACAAGTTGCTAACGTGATGGGCTTTAACGTTATTGTATCAAACCAATTACCTGCAGGTACAGCCTCAGGTGCAGACATAATGGGATTTGCATTCCACAAAAATGCAATTGGTATGGCAGTTGGTAAAGACATTGCTACTGAAGTAAATTACGTACCTGAAAAATTAGCAACGCTAATTTCTTCACAATTTTCAGCAGGTGCAACAGCAATTGACAATAGTCAAATTGTTGCAATGGAAATTAACCAAGCGTAATTAATTTTATTTTGCATACTGAAAGGGCGGCATAACCTGTCGCCCTTTTTTTGTGGCTAAATATACACACAAGGAAACATATAATGGCAACTAAATTTACAATAGCATCACAGGCATTGATTAAAGTGGGTGGCACACCCATTACATCCTTTGATGGCACAGACAGACAAAGCGTAGTTGTTTCTAACTTGTATGATGATACCAAAAAAGGTTTGATGTATTATACATTTTGGAATTTTGCTACACACAAAGTTCAACTTTCACAATTAGTAGAAACACCCGTAGATACAAACTACACAGGAGCATATCAATTACCAGGTGATTACATCAGAGTAAAAGGTGTGTTTGATTCAGCAGGTAGATTGCGTGGTGATTATAGTGTTGAAAACAATAAAATTTACGCATCATTCAATCCATTGAATTTAGAATACATTAGATTGAAAGATGAAAGCGATTTTCCTCCATTTTTCGTAGAAGTATTGATTGCAAAATTGGCTTACGAAATATGTGAAGGTGTAACAGGTGTTGGCACACTACAAGATAGATTAGCAAACGAATTTGAAAGAAAACTTGCTAAAGCAATGACGGTTGATGGACAGGAAACTCCACCACAAAAAATTATTGCTATTGATGACGCGAGATTAGTTAGAGCAAGATTAGGAAACGTATAATGCCCAATATAAAAATTGTGCAGAATAGTTTCACACAAGGTGAAGTTGGTGAATACTTTGATGCACGTGAAGATTTAGCGATATATCCTGCGGCGGCAAAAACGGTAGAGAATTGGTTTATTTTACCACAAGGTGGTTTGTTGCGTAGAACAGGTTTTGAATGGATTGATGGAACCAATCCTACAACACTTTCACCTGCAAAAGCAGACACAACAATGGATGATGAAACAGGTTTTGAAAGTCACGCAAGATTAATTGCATTTAGATTTTCAACTGCACAAGAATATGTGCTTGTGTTTGAAGCAGGCAAGTTTCACGTTTACAAAGATGGTGGTTATGCAACTACCGTAACATCAAATTGTTTTTGGGACGCAAGTAACATTAATGAATTAAGATTTGCACAAACATTTGACACAATGATTGTGGTACAAGAAGACAATGCGCCTGTACAAATCACAAGAACAGGACACACAAGTTGGACTTGTACTCCAATTTCACACACATTTTTGCCAATGGCAAATTTCAACAATGGCATAACACTAACACCTAATGATAAAACAGGTACAACAACTTTTACAGCATCAGCAGATGCAAGTTCAGACTTTAGCACAAATGATTACATCAGAATAAATGGTGGGTTGGCAAAAGTAACAAGTGTAAGTGGTACAACTATAAACGTAACAATTGAAGAAGATTTAGCATCAACAACAGCGGCAACATCAACTGAATATGAACAAACAGCATTTTTTAGTGGCAACTATCCACGTAGTGTTTCCTTTCACCAAAACAGATTGATATATGGTGGTACAAGATTAAAACCACAAACCATTTTTGGTAGCCAAAGTGGTGACTTTTTCAATTTCAAACCAACCGTTGCAACAACAGAAGGTAGTACTACAACAGGTAGTGTTACAGATGATAGTGGCTTTGCATTTACCATTGGTTCAGATGAAGTAAACGTTATTAGACATTTGGTATCCAAACAAACACTATTCATTTTTACATCAGGTGGTGAATTTGAAATGACGGGGGCGCCTGTTACACCAACCAACGTCAACATAAGATTGCAAACACGTTATGGTGCGTTAGCAGGTGGTTTGCGTCCAACAACAATTGATAACGAGGTATTATTTTGTTCTGCCAATGGTAGAGAATTAAGAGGCTTTGTTTTTGATTTTAATAGTGATTCCTACTATGCGAAAAACTATTCAATTGTTGCACACGACATAATGGACAATCCACAAGATATGACATTTATGAGAGCACACAGAAACACAAACCAAAACTATCTATTTGTTGTTATGCAAGATGGTACGTTGGGTGTGTTTGGATTGAACGTAGAAAAACAAGTACAAGGTTGGAGTAGATTTACAATTGATGGTGGTAAATTTAAAAAAGTTCTTGCTGTAAATGATGCAGACACAACACCAGAAACACAAAGATTGTATGCATTGGTAGAAAGAACATACACCAAAGATGATGCAACAACGGTAACATCACACACATTAGAAAGATTAACAGAAGAACAAATTTATTTAGATGGTTGGGCACGTAAACAAAACAGCACAGCATTTAATACATTAGCAGGTGCATATAACTTTGCTAATCAAACGGTTAATTGTGTAGCAGATGGTGTTGTACACGCAAACGTTGCCATTGGCACAAGAGCTTCAACGGCAGGTACAACATTAAATGACAACTACACAGATGTTGTTGTTGGTAAAAATTATACATCAACAATGACAACATTGACATTGCCTGTAACTATAAACGGACAGCCCTATAGAGGAGAACAAATTACAAAAGTATCTGCTCTTATAAACTTAAACAAAACACAAGCATTGAATGTTGATGGTACAGCAATTGATTTTAGAACAACAGGACAAGCATTAGATACAGCGATTGCACAATTTACAGGAACAAAGAAAACTTTCTTAAGTGGCATAAGCACAGATCCAAATGTGAGTATAACGGTGGATTTACCTTTGGCGTGTACATTATTAGGCGTCACAACAGAGGTTAAATTTGGGCAATAAATATTGATAAGGAAATGAAATGAGTTTTATACAACCAATAGCAACAGCGGCGGCAAGTGCATCAGCGGCAGTGGCACCTTATGCAACTTTGATTGCAACAGCAGGTACATTGTATTCTATGCAACAAAACGTTGCGTTAGCAAATCAACAAGCGGCATTATCAGCCTTTGAAGCGGATCAAACAGAACGTGCTTATTTAGAACGTAAAGAACAACGAAGAAAACAATTAAGAAGAATAGTTGGACAGCAACGTGCTTTGTATTCTGCAAGTGGTGTAAGTTTAGAGGGAACACCAACTGATGTGTTTGCGGATACGGCAAGAGAATTTGCTTATGAAGATTTTGCAGACAGATTTGATGCTTATTCAAATGTTGTTAGCAAAAACTATGAAGCAAGTGTGTACAGACAAAGTGGTAGACAAAAAGCATTTGGCAATTTGTTGGACTTGAGTTTGGCAGGTATGCGT